ACCCTGCTGAATTGTCGTCAGATCAGTGCTGGAGGTACCCGTACCCGGGAGACGATTGAAGTACATTCCAGATTTTGGTCCCCTGCCGCCTTTGATCACAGCGCGCTTGTCTTTTGGGAAAGACGCGCCTGACTTAGTTGACTTGAGCAGAGATTCAGCATGAAAGTTCTGATGCTCCATGTATTTGGCAACGTCAATGATCCCACCAGGTGCAGGAATATCGTCCGAAGGATCATGCTCAAGGCCGCCACCGATGATGATCGAATCAGTGTAGGGCATGTCTGGTTCAATGCACACCTGGATCTCTTCGAAACAATACTCGTCGTAGTTCACTGAGAAATTTGCAAATCGTGAGCCAGGAGCAATCGCAAGCGCATTGATGGGGAGAGTGATGAGCACAGTGCCCGCAATGTCTTCCGAAGTAGAGACAGTGAGGTCTGGTGTCAGCTCAGTCACGCCGGAGATAACACCGCCCTTCATGGTTAATCCAGCGGAGGTATTCAGCCGAATATTCCGAGGGCGGGCGCCACGGACACCAAGCATTGCAGCAGGCGCCCTGGCTTTTCCGATAGATCTGTTGTATTTTTTGAAAGCGCGTCGCCTTCGAGCAGAGGAGACATTGCGAGCTTGGCCTGCAATGATAGCAGTAGCCTTGCCAACAGACATCCTTTTGTTCTTCCCCTTGCTGGACTTGCGCTTTCCCTTCGAATGGGCTTTCTTCTTTGCGCTCGACATTTCTGTTAAGACGTGTTTGTGAAAAGCCGTTCCGAGCGGATCGAGTTTGGTTCCCGCTATAGAATTGATGACTCGGACAGGTGCCCGTGTTATCGTATCAGCAGCGGCTTCAAGAGGTTCAACAAAAGCGTCGTGGAGGCGCTCTGAGAACTTCTTGGATTTTGGAGGCATAGAGATACCGAAAACGCACAACTGGAATTGGCGCTCGATTCTCTTTTGAGACGATCGGCCGCTCGTCCCAACGCACTGCTTCACAACGGTTTCCTTGCCGGTATAGAGGTAGATCAAAGCTTGTTCTGAGAGATACGAAGCGAGGATGTCCTCGAGAGATTTGCCAGCAATGGGTCCGTTGGCTGCAGGCTTTGATAGCAGCGCGGAATGTTCTTTGAGAATCCAGCGCACAAATTCATCTGCAAGTGCAAAAAGTTTATCATTCCAAAAGCCTTCACGGCGGATGTCCAATGCTCGTTGCAGAGTGTAGTGCACACTTGGGTCGTTCACCTCCGGTCCATTTCGGTGTAATAGGCTGGCTCCTTTCCATCCAAGGGAAGCCACGCCCCGGGAGTACTCCATGACTGGTACATACGTCCCGAAATACATTTTTGTTGTGTGAGAGCAAAAAGAAAGCGTCTGGAAATCGGCAAGAGGATCTTCATTCTCGGGCTTGAGCACCACGAAAAGGGTCCACATAGCACGCACAATAGCACGAATATTAAAAACAGCGTGCGCATGCTCCGAGATATTGAGGATCGAGTCATCACCAATAATCCGCGCAATGACGTTCTTCATGAAAGTGGTGTAACGGAATTCATCCTGAAACTGAAAGATCACAAAGGAGTTGTATTTCTCCTGCCAGAGGAACAGCCAGCTATACGCATAACAGCGAAACAAAATCATAGTATTGTCAGTGATCGTGTTCCCAGATCCGGAAGGGTTTCCTGTGTCTTTCTCGACCACTTCACCTTGTGCAAGAACAATCAAGGAAAAGACAATCTGTATGTACAAATTCGCTAGTCGATTCCAATTTTGCTCAGTTTGAAATTCGCGCGCGTACATTTCAAATCGGATACCCGCTTGATCTAGCATGGCTTCCTGAAACATAGACGCGTCTTGGTTTGATAAGTCAGCCCCATAAAAGTGCGGGTGCCTGAAAGAAGACATCGTATCATGCCACTCACGATAAAAAGTTGAGCGGCCAAGAGTTGACCATGTCGACGTTGAATTCTTCAATCGCTCATTCATGTCCGCACACATCTCCCCCAGCGCAATATTATGATGAATTGGCGAGGAAAGGAAAGTGCGAAGTTCACTAAGAGCTATCTTCTCAGGCGGTCGCAACTCGTCGGATTTGACCGTGGAGCCCCACAGCACATCCCACTCAAAATCGGCTTGCTTGTATTGCTCGTAGAAATCCCAAAATCGCTCATCCTGCAAGCATTGGCCCTTGGTAGGCCAGGCCCAGACAAAAGGGAAACCTGGAGTCGTCCAAGGACGCAACGACCATGCATAGCTAGCAGGCGAAGAGAGTCGAGCACCAGCCATAGCGACTTGAAAGTGCTGTACAGTCCACATTCGTGAAATTTCCCACAACTGCCTGTCGAGCACAGGTTGCGGGCGATCGTACTTTCTCGTTGAATGATAGGATGCAAAATGCGATTTCTGCGAGGGAAAGTACTCCATCAAAGCTTGCTCAATGTGCTCTTGTTCCGGACCCTTCAAAGTATTTACAAAAGTAAAGAAGAGTTCGTCGCCCCAATAGCGGTCTTGAGGCTCTTTCGCACGGCGGTGGATTCTACCGCGCAAAGGCATTGAGCAGCCTTCCCAAACGGATTTAAATTCTCTTGATACCCCAGGTGGCCCATCAAAAATTCTTTGCAAAAAGAGAGGATAGACTTG